TTCTCCAATTTAACGACTAAACAATTTTACACTGTAAAGAGGATAATTTTTTTACCAACCTATTTAACAACTTTATCTCTTCCTTTATTTCCGCGCTTTTATGCTTCTCTAAAGCGTTAATCGTTTCTATTTGTGTATAGACTGCTGACAAAAGCGCTTCGATTTCGGTTACTGAAAACGTGTTTTTTTTCTTTTTCATTTTATCTACTCCTATTATATTTCACGGTTTCGATGAAACCAGAAAAATATCCTGTTTCCGCATCAAACGACCCCTCTCCGTTTTCAACGATTTCAGCTTTGTAATCTTCTGGCAGTGCGCAGAGGTATAGTTTTGCGTTTTGCAAGCAATCAAAGTTTGCTAAATAAGTTGTTCCAAAAAACTCGTAACTAACTGTGTATTTCATTTGTAAGGTCTCCTGTATTCGTTTACTGTCTATATATACACTTTACGACAGTTTACGACGAATTGCAACAACTATTTTAACCCGTCAAAGTCAACGTGCGCGAGCATGGGCTCAAATGCGATATAATTAAAACACTATTAAACACTGTTAATAATTCAATATTTGCGATCTCGCGTCATTATATGTAGAACGCGCACAGGAGTAATTAATGGAAATCTACAAAGCTATTTCTGCCATCATGAAAGAAGTCGATGCGATTGGAAAAACCAAAACGAATCAAACGCAAAATTTTAAATACAGAAGCATAGACGATTTTTACAACGCCCTTAGCCCACTCATGTCCAAGTATGGTGTGTTCAGTATCCCAAAGGTGATTCAGCACTCAAGCGAAACAAGAAAATCAGCAAAGGGCGGCGATTTAAATTACAGATTTGTGTTAGTTGAGTTTACTTTTGCAGCCAGCGACGGGTCGTCTATCGTCGCTACTGTTACGGGCGAGGCGATGGATTCCGGCGACAAGGGTTTTAATAAGGCCCTTGCGATTGCGCACAAATATGCACTTATGCAAGTGTTCGCTGTTCCCACTGAGGATTTAAAAGACCCAGACGAAATAGCACACGAAACCGTTTCAATTAAACCGTTAGAACAAAAACAAGAACAAAAACCTGTTGAAAAAATAAAACCAATGTCTGAAAGAATTTTAGAAGCAGCAAAATCTATGGGGTGGGTTAAAGAAGATTTACAGAACTACCAAAAGGCGCGATGGGCAGTAAGCAAATTTTCTGCGCTCCAACCAAAAGAACAAGAAATATTTTTAGACACAGTTCAAAAGTTCACATTTAATCAAGCAATGGACGCAGTAAGAATTTTAACTCAAACACCATTTGAAGCAGGAGACGACAAGTTATGATGAAAGCAGATTGCACACTAATCGGTATCGCTAGAAATAAGCCAGAGTTGTCTTACACTCAATCGGGATTGGCTGTCGGGAAGCTCATAATTGATGTAGAAAAAAAATGGAAAGAAAAATCAAACGTAGAAACATTCGAAGTTACGCTTTTCGGAAAAACAGCGCAGATCGCAGCTGATCATGTTTCAGCAGACCGAACGGTTGTGGTGATGGGAGAACTTACATCTAGAAGGTATACTGGCAAGGACGGCGTTGAACGGCTTGCGATGAACGTTAATGGTCGTCAAATATACCTCGCACAAAATAACACCGAAACAAGTCTCTCAGAAGATGCTTTTTAATTTAAAAGAGAATAGAGTATTAGTCGCGCTACGAGAGTAGCGTTACAGCTTAGACAGATCGCATGGCCTAAAAACTATGCGGTCTGTTTTTTTTCACACCGACACTCGACCTCAACCTCAACAACGTGCGTTGACAAACAAGATGGGCATTGAAGCTCTATTGGTTCGTGTCCGATGAAAAATTCAATGAAGCAACTCAGGCATTTAACCCAGTGATCACTCATCAACATTAATTAGATAACAAATCGCAGCAATGTAAAGATTTATTCTTTTTGTTGTTTCGCAGCAAGTCGCGCTTTGTACGCAATTAAAAACGCGATTTCTTTTTTGATTACATCTTCAATAGACGGTCCTGAATATTTTGGGCGGCTAATTTGCTTTGGATCAATCAAATCTAAAACGCGTCTTTTAGTCCAAGCAAAGCCCATGCAATGAGGGCACGGTTCATCTGTAGTAACCCCGAGATCGTCGTCATAATAGCTTAAAACAGCCTCACCCAAGCAATAACTACAAAGTTCCATAATTACCCCGTTCGTTCATTGTAGCGCATTTGTGTGCGCCCTAGAGGCCATTGCAGCCCTAATTAGACCCGATAACTGAGTTACATGAGAAATGCGCTCATTATGTGGCATCGCTAATATTGGGTAGCGACCAACATACACACGCCAGAAGTTACCAGACCCATCTTCTCTCCATGACAAGTTGCGATAAATAACGGGCTTTTTTATGCGCATTTTGCGAATACAATCTTCTGCATCCATTATTAAATTTGTACAATTTTCCATCTCTCTGCGTCCTTCGGGGCTTAGCGTTAAATCCATGACGCAGCTATTTAATGCACGAATTGCAATTTGTAAACTGAATATTCAGTATAATAAATGTCAATGAAATGGCGATCATCGGCCTTCTATATTTTTGAGCTTATCGTGCTCGTTTTGGTTTACGTCGGTTTGCCGCTCTTGATCGCGCTTGATTTTAGATTCTTCTGAAACACGCTGAAAGTTTCTCCAAGCTTGAATCCACATCCTTAAATTTTTAGAAACATAATAAGCACAAAATATCCCAGCCAAGGAACTGACAATCTTAAGAATCATTTACAACTAACCACCCCTCGGCCCTGTGAAGAATATTGAATTTTACACGTAGACCCCCATTGAACAAACCCAGAATCTAGTGGAAGCGGATCGTATCCGGGCTTGGTTACAACGATAATAGCTAACCCTCTCGCTTTCCATATTTCTTCAATACCCTCTTGGTTTTTGTATCTAATTTGTGCGAGCGCGAGCGCTTGGCCGTCGTGCGATCTTTCCCATTTCGTCGCTCCAAGAAAATCTTTCCACGGAATCTCAATAAGCGGCGAAGTGATCGCATAGGTTTTTGAAACATCTTTAAAGTAAACGGTAAGCTCCCCACCAAGAAAAACACGTTTATCAACAGGCACAATAAGACGCCAAACGCTATCAACATCAGCACCCTCCTTCACCCTGCAAATATCCATGCCCCCACCCGGAACATTCGAACACCCAGAAATAGCAAGCGTGTAATCCCCAGCTTCTACAGCTTGGATCGAGGGGTCAGCGATATACGCCGAGCCCCTGCACCCAGTAATAAGCAAAATCAGACTAAGCCTTAACAGCTTTAATGAGTTCATACATAGCCATTGCAGTTTTCATTGCAGCCATGACGATTTCTTTTGTTTTAACATTATCAAGCATTAACTCTGTCGCCATTTGAGTAATAAGCTCTGCGCCTTCTGCAGAATCTAAATCCTTTAACTCAGCAGGGACCTGATCAATCTTTTCTAATCCCGGACCAACCAAGGGAAATAACGCCATTAAATAAGGAAGGTCAGCAACATCAACCTTTCCATCAGCAGCGATTTTGCTTGCTGCGTTTCCTGCGCCGATTACTAATTTTAAAAGTTCTTTTGTTTCTTGAATTCCGATCATTGATTTTTTCTCCTGAATATTTTGACGACAGAAAAAACAGCGAGCGCGATTAATAAAATTAATTCAATGCTTGATGCTGCTTTAAGTCGTCGGGTTTTACCTAGCCAATATTCTAGGATGAGAATTACTAAAAGTGAACCAATATAAACCGGGCTTACGGCCTCACGACAAAGAGGCATTTAACCTATCAAACCACTCAGAACCACGTGGCACCCTTCTAATATCGTCGCACATTCCCCACACAGCAGATAACCCGTTTGATTCATACAATCGACGAATCTCTTGGAGCGTTAAGCCATAAGTTAATTCAAGGTGTGGGCGATCTTTAAATAGTCTGAAATCCCCACCCCAAACCAATCCATGCGCTTTACCTATTCTTCCTAGGTCATTCCAAACATCTTCCCCGTTTTTTAAATTAACCAAGAATGGATCGGGACCATGAAAACAAAAATCAACAGCCAAACCATAGTGATGGATGCTCTCGCCCGGCCTAGAATTAGTAACAATCTTTGATCTATCAACGATATTTCCGAACTTGTCTCGCCCCTGTGAAAATAATTTTTCTTGCTCTTCAAAAGACCTTAGACCACAAGAGATGCGCGGTTTAAGCCCAGTTATTCTTTCAACATCAACACACGTTCGAATAACTCGCACAGATAAATCGGGGTAAACCCTAGACAAGCGACTTGATGTGGTTTGGTCAATCGCCACGGTCTGCTCGGTCATTTTTAACAAGCTCCCACAGTTTTTCATCTATGCTTTTTAATGACTCTTTTATTTCTAAAATCTGCCTAGACGTTACATCATATCTCGCATCAATCGCTGCGATTGCTTCTTTGTGCTTTTCATCAATGTAACTCATAGCGTATTGAGCAAACCCTAAAAACAGAGCAAGCATAACAGCTAAATCTTTTGACCTTGATTTTGAAGCTGCACGAACAAGCGCGACAAGAGTGCTCACTTAATTAGTTTAGTCTAATCTCTCGCACTCGTATATATTGGCTTGAATTTTACGACAATTCTTGGCCACCAAAACAACTGGCCCACAACCAATAAACGACAAACAAACCAATAAAATTAAAGCGTTTCGCATGGAGCGCTGTTCTCAATTTGTTTGGCCTGATGTTGTTTAGCAATTGCGATAAACTTGGAAAGATTGCCGCCAGATAATTGTTGAATTGCATCTTTTTCTAGACCAGACAACCATGCTGTCATTTCTGGAGCGTCTAGTTGCAACCCAATTTCTGCTTTTGTAATCGGATCAAGTGGGACATGCGTTAGGTTTTGGTTGTGGCTGATCGACCTATTCTTTGCTCTGTATTCAGCAACAGCGACCCAGTTGTCATGCTCAGACTGCTCTATTCCGTTTGGATATTTCGTTTGTATCTCGTCTTTTAGCTCAAGCCTTACCTTATTAAACTCGTCTAAACATCGCATTTGATCTTCAATCATTACAAGCGCACTCGTTAATTTTCTTTCAGCTCGAGTAACAGCAACCAAAGCGCGAAGCGACTGCGATTCAGTCTCGGCAGCAACAGACATTTCTTTTGCATCTAAAAGGTCGGCTTGGGCCTCAAGCGCAACGCACTTAGTTTCAGCAATGCTATTAGCATAATTCCACATCTCTCTTATTGCTTGATAATATCTTTGAGCGTTTGTGATTTTTTCATGGCCGTCAGATAACGTACCAAAACGGCAAACATATCGGGTCATTCCAAGGCAAAGCTCTTTATTTAAAAGTTCTTTGAATGACTCTCCAAGCCTAACCGACTCACTGTTTGCTAAACTTAAAATCTTATCAATCATCAAACCCCCGATGCGCAAGCACCACTTCTAGCATTCGACGACGATGTTGACGACACAAAAGCAGATCCGTTAAATATTTCAGACGACGCTTGTAATGTTCCAGCGTTGTTTGCACCACCGTTATGAAACGTAACGTTACCACCCACAAGTGATGACGCTGCGTGGTTTGTTCCATCTTGGCTTCGTGTACTTGTCTTACTAGACCACGCACTAGATGACCATAAAAGAGCAACTGTTACATTAGAAGGAGAGAGTAGCGACGTGACATGATTAACGAGACCTGTATCAGTAACCCCTCCGCTACACGACTCTGACGCCGTTCCGCCCGAGGACATCGCCGTTGCGCTTCCGTTTGTATCAGAAGTGTTTTTTGTTTCGTGGGTTGTTAAGTCTGAGCCGTTGTATCCACCCATCTTTGATAACAGACCGTTTGCAACGAAATTGCCGTTTGAGTGCGTAGCCGTTGCCCATGCTGTTGGAGTAGACCAAGAAGAGCCGTTCCATTTTTCTACTGTGCTTTGATATCCAGAATTATCACCGCAATTTGCATATAAAAAGTTGTTAAATGCGTGAGCTGCGCCGCGAGACATTGTAGTGGTCCTACTTGTGACAGACGACCAAGACGACTTATTATATTTTTCTACGGTAGAAAGATACGACCCACCGGTGTTTCTGCCACCAACAGAATAGTGCGAACCCTGATAGGAATTATTTCCACAAAGTGGCTGATGCCTTTGCGTTGCCGCACTTGGGATGGCAGCCCAAGACGTTAGGTTAAATGTTTCGCCATCTAATTGAGCGCCAGCGTTTCCGGTTGTGTTTGATCCGTGCGACCGAATATAAACAACATTACCGCCCCATGCTTTTGAAACGCCGGATGGGTCAACAAACAACACTGTCGAACTTAGTGCCTTTCCAACGTAAACCGGAAATGCGCTTGGAGCTGTATTTGTAATTGCTCCGGCTGTCCCACTTAAAAAGTATTGATCTCCGGCAGTTAAACCAGAGAAACCATCAAGCGGCCCAAAGATATGTAGATCAACTGCGTTTTGAACTGCAGCGGTATTTTGTGGAACAGTAACAGTCGGTTGAGACGCACCACCCGTGACAGTCGTTCCCGTGATATTCAGCTGAACATATCCAGCCTGGGCATTGATTCCATTCGACCCGGTGATGACAATTTCTCTGTCATCTGACCCAGTTTGGTTTCCGCCTATCACCGTTACAACAGCTGTGTTAATATCTGGATCAACCGCAATTGCGTCTCTCAAAAGTTTAAGGGTGTTGTCGCTTGATGTTGTGAAGTTTACTGAGTAGGTTCTGCCATTAATTGTAATTGGGACCACATTACCAGAAACATAAGCAGCACTAATGGTGTAAGTTTTAACATTTGCTGTTCCACTTACAGCAGCTTTTGTAAAACCAGCGAAAGATTTTCTAGTATATAGGTCATCGTCTGCTTTAAATATTTTATATTCGTTAGACCCAGACCCATTGTGGATTTCAACACAACACGCATTTCTGTCTGATAATGATTCTACGTTTTTAAAAGTAGAAACCTTAGTATCAAATTCTTCAACCAAAGAATCTCCGCTTGCACCACCACCACTTGAGAAAATTAACCAACGACCCGTTCCAGAATCGGGCTGCAAAACAGTAGCGCCATCGTCTGCTGCTGCGCTTGCTGCATCGAAATACCAAAACTTTGCAGTGCCATAATTAAAAACAACTTGTCCGGTTGATCGATCAGCAGAAGCAATCGCCTTGATCGCAGCGTTACTTGCCATCTTGTCATAGTAGCTAGAACGCTTGGCATAATTAGAGTCAGCATACCCCTTAGAGATAGTGTCACCGTCTGCGCTTGGAGTTGCAGGAGTTGGTGCGCTCCCGGTTTCAATCGCTTGTATGAAGTCATATTGTCTTGTTGCCATGTGTTACCAGCTCCCTGAATTATCTTCAATTCCTTTTTGGTCGTCGAGTTCTAGCTTAACACCCGACAATCCTTTTTGTGAATCTATAATAGCTGCGTTTTTCGTTCGCTTCGTTCCGCTTACATAACTAAAAGAAGGTAAAGGCGTTCTCGAAATAGTTGCAGTGTCATTTAATAGAACTTGAAACAATTTATGTGTTCCGCCAACGGATAAAATGCCGCGACGTTCGCCAAGAGTATAGGCAAGCCGATTAGCCAGCGTTTGAGCGTCAGACGACCTAAAATGCAAAGATTGTTTTGTTGTTTGCTTGTCCACCCCATGCAAATACTTTGCGACGTTGTTTACTGCAGTCACATTATCAAACGACTCCCCAGAAATAGAAAGGTTATCGCTTCGTTCCATTCTTTTGTACTCAACCAAAATATCCGATGCCAGCTCTTTATAATCAAAAGAATAGGAAAATGAACCAGTAATTTCCTCCTCGTCTATGGTCGCTACAGACGACGACAGAGGGGCCAATCTTGTAATAGACCACTTCAAATCGTTATCTATTAAAACCCGTAATAGCGAACTCTGTAAAACGTCTAAAACAATATCCTTAAAAGAGCTAAACCCATCCTGCGCATTTTTTGGAATAACAAGCCCAAGCCCTTCTGCTGCTGTTGCAGATCGCACTGAGGCAAATTGTGTCAGGTTTATTCTTGATTCTGGTATACCAATACGTGATTTCATTAGGTCATAAATAATCATCACAGGATTAGTTATATTGTTTGTAACAGCATCGTTCGCACCAAAAGAAGGTCCGCCAGCAGTTAAATCATTCACTCTTCCGTAAACAGTACAAAAAACAACATCATTAGGAGAAAGATTAGACGGCAAAGAAAGATTGGCCTCAAGCGACGTTGTAAAACTAAAACCCGAAGAAGTCCCAGCCATTGATAAATTAGTCGTGTAATCTCGACCGAATAAAGCCAAATATTTTACATTGTCTTTTATTATCTCAACTCGAGACACAAATCCCTTTTTGACTGCATCGCCGTTTGCCATTGGTGAAATTAGCGCAGAATGTTCGATGTACGCAGGAGTATAAGACACTGCCGTAACTTCTTTGTATTCGTCTGTTCCAGAAACGCGGTCTAGCCAAACAGTGTCGCCAACCTGAATGCCCTCAGCAAAACTAATGTAAGTCCGAGTTGTCGTGTGCGTTCCGCCTCCAACTGTTCTTGAAATATCAGTAAGCCCCGTTTGTTCGCCGATTACAACCCAATCACGGTTGTCAGATGTCGTCGGGCTATTGTCTACATAATCAACATTAACCGGAACAAACCCAGTTACATACCCATAAACATATCGAATCGGCTTTCCTATGTAGTTTGGATCTACATTTGGAAAAAGCATTGTGTTAAAAAAACTAGACCCAGCATTTCTATATTCGTCTGAAAACTCTTCTAGCCTATCAACCGTTTCAATGGTTATTTTTTCAGTGTTATAAGAAACACTACCCATTAATCCGTCAAGCCCAAGCGTTGTGTTCGAGACAGAAATAGAATCTCCGAGGACATGCCAAATTTTAATCGAACCTTTATTAAAGCTAGAATCATAAACATGTGTCTCAGCCCAATGTTCGTCATTTAATAACTCAATAGAACTTGTCTGAAGCGGTAAAAACCCAAACAATGCATCAGATGAGCTTGATTTAATTTCTGGGGATTTTGAAATTATTGGTTCAAAATAAACGACTGTAGTTGTGTTGTCGGTTGGTACCCGATACCAGTAAGCATCAAAAGTGGCCGCGTAAATTTCATAGGTCGCCACATTAAACGTACTATTTGGGTTGGCGCTTGCTGGAGTTCTTAAGTAGATTTCTTTTGCAGATTCGTCGTAATAATATTCCGACGCGTTCGGCGTATTGGTAAAAACCTCAGTCATTGTAACGCCGTCAACTTCAAACAATCTTGGCTTGCCATAAGTAAAAGACGCTTTATAAATAAAACCACTAACCAATGACCACGACTGAACTCGCCGTTTTGGAGACAAAACAGCTAAAAATTTTTGCTTAACGCTGTCTTGCTGAAGAAGCGTCGAATAGGTCACAGCTCATCACCAATGCAAATTAAATCAAACGGGGTGGTTGAAAGCCCCTCAAATGTTGTCGCCACGTTCGTTCTATATGCAGGATCTGGATACGAGCGTTTCCATGCGAGATGCGACGAATCACTTCCTGTGTAACCGCTAAAATTAATAACAGCAGCGTAAGATTCTCCGCCTTTTAAAATCAAGTTACTAAAATAAAACGGGACTTCTGCCATAAAAGAGTTAAGCGCAGAAATGCTCGCTTTAGTCACAGAATTTGTACTTGTCGCAATTAATGCTCTCGGCGCACCGCTAACGTAAGAATAAATTTTCATGTTAGCAGAAGTCCATGACGGGTTATTGTTTTGAATAATTTTTGGTCTGAGCGCCACAAGGATTATGTTATTTGTTGGGATAAATTTTTGAAAGATTGATGTATCAGACGCCGCAGATGTCGAGTAATTATCGCCGTACATTCTCCACGTTGCCATTAGAGTTCCTCTCTAAACTTCATAGACATTTCAAAGTTGTTCGGGCTTACAAGTTTATAGTCCGGCTCATCTATAAACTTAACAACCTTAAGCATCTTATTGAACGACGACGAATAAATAGCATCGCTATCCATTGAAACAAAAAACGGGTAATGCTTCCCGTACGCCTCAAATATTGAAAGAAGCTCCTCAAGCTCTGTTTTTGTTAACCCATTCCAATCAACGATAAAATCTTGCGTCTGTTCTTGTACATCGCTAAACGATTGGCCGCCCTCAGAATAATCAATTGACGATCTGTCAACCAAAGACGATCTAAAAGGAAACTGCGCAGCTCCGCGAGTTGGCGCATAATGATTTCCAAGCATAATTGACCCAAGCTCGACATAACCATTTGGGTTTTGATCTACAAACTGAACAGACCAATAACGTAGGGGTCCGGTATGTAAACCGGATTCAGACAACGAACCAATGATCTCGTCGTCGTATGAAAGAGTTGTTGAATATTCTGGAGATGTCCACGCATTTGTTGATGACCCCTGTAATTTAAAAACACCACTTGGGCTTAATTTTAAAGCAGAGTTTCTAAATCCTGTCATTGCAAAAGATGTAATGTTTGTAGGAAGCCCTAAGTCAAAAGTTATTCGTTCTTCTGTATTTATTCTTACAAAGTCACCCGTATAGCTAGATGCGCCGCTAAGATTTGTTGTATCAAAACCCATTATTCCAGCCATTGCCGTAGACGAAGCCCACCGTAACTCAAAAGCCGTGGCGCCCCCAGAAAGGTCAGACGCAATCACAAACTTTAAATTAGAGTTTTGAGTAATTGTATAATTAGCCGCACCCACCGCTTCGAAAGCAGAATCAACAGCTGCCATAAACGAACTTGTCGATGTATATTCCCCAACAGTAATTGTTGCGGTCTTATCTGCTCCGCCAGACGCATCCCTGAAAACTATCGTGTTGCTTCCAGAAACTATTTTAAAATAACCGTTTGATCGCCAAACCTTTGACCGGCGAACACGAGCCAAAAGGCTTGAAACTGGGAAACTAGAGTTTTCACTCGTTTTAAAAATATTTGCGTATAAATTTGAATCGGCATAGTTGTCAGTTAAGAATCTAAAGCAGCTCATGCGGTTCTAAACCCTTTCCTGTTCAAATCTAGCATTACGTCGGCTAGTTGTTTCTCCCCGACAAATAATTGAACAACAACCGGGCTTTGGTTTGAACCTTGGCCATTAAGGAACTGATCGAGTTTCTGCGTAGTATCTCTCTCAATAACAAGCTCACCAGAAGTAAGTCGAGCAGGAAAAGTATCGTTATTGAATCCCGAAGGGACCAATCCGCCATCAGCGAATCCAAAAAAATCACCAATGTCGGATAAAATTCCGCCTCCCCCACTAACGATGCCACCAACCGCCCCACCAACTCCGCCACCGATTCCTTTGAAAATGTCATTTATTCCCCGAGCCAACTCATCTATCAATCTACCCGGCAGTTTAGCAAGCTCTTCTGCAAATGAAAAAATCAGTTTGGGTGTATTCAAAATCAACTCTCTAATAAAAGCAGACGCTATCGCAGGAGCATTGGCAATTAAAGAAAATGCAAGTGCATTGGCAATGCGAGGCATTAGAGCAACTAACGCAGTCGCGATTCTTGGGAGGTCAGCAACGACATGATTTATAATTTCTGGGACTCTAGCAACAAACGCCGAAATCACTTCGGGTAATCTTTCAACCAAGAACGTAACAAAGTTATCAACGATTTCAGGAAGCGCATCTACAAGTGCAATAATAATTTCTGGAATTGCTACGATCAGCGCCTCAACCAGAGCGGGGATGGCAAGCGCAATATTTTTTACAATCTCAGGTATGCCCCTTGCGAACTCGTCAACCATTGCTTTTACTTTGGACGGCCCCTCAGAAAGAACGCTGACTATTTCTCCAGCAGCGGCCCCAGCCTCTTTGCTTCCAGTTAAAGCCGTAATGCCAGCCGCCGATCCGGTTTGTGCGAGAGCCTTTGCACCCTGTTTTCCTTTTGTGACAGACGATAATCCCTTAAGACCGTCCTCGATTAATTGTATGTTTGCTTTTATAAACTCAAATAGTGGGCTTATCGACTTAACAACATTTTGAATGGTTTTAGTAATCCCCGTTCCAGCTCCGGGCTTTGATAGGTTTGCAACGGTCTCGGCTATTTTTTCAGTTTTCTTTTGAAACTTATCTATAGACACAGAAGCAGAATCAAACCCAGATTTTGTTGCGTCGATTAATTTATTTACAGACTCAACAGTTTTTTCTGATCCTGCTCTGATCTTTTCTCCGCTTATACCCTTACTAAACCTGTCTACTGACTCAGCAGTTCCCTCTAGTGATTTAGACAGCGCGTCTGAATCTATCCCGATCTCTTTTAAGAAATCAGAGACACCCGGAAGCCCTGCAAATTTTCCAAGCAGATCAACGATGACCCCAGTTAATTGGCCCAAACCAGAAGCAATAAATCCGAGTAAATCTGATATGTGCGAAAACTGAAGAAACGCATCAACAACGGCAAGCGCGCCAAGCGCCACAAATTCTAAACCCAGAGCAACCGGACGAAGGATTCTAAGTAAATCGTTAAACCCTGAAACAACTTTAGGAATAAACCCAGCCAACCCAACGAGCCCATCAGAAATAAATTGTTTTATTGTCGCTGTATTTTTAACGAAAAAAGCGTTTATTTCTTTAAACGCACCCGAAAGCAGCCCGATTACGCCAATAACAACTGGGTTTTGTGTTATAAACTTACCGATTGTTTCTAAAATATTATCAAACGCATTTTTAGCTTGTGTCACTCGACCAGAAAATGTCGCGCCCATCGCGTCGGCTGCGCCACGAAACCGTTGCGCTACAACGTCGATCGCTTCACCCGACTTTAATGCGTTAGCAGACAATCCCTGAAGCTCTGGAATGGCCTCACCAATTCTGCCAGCAGTACCGTCTAATGTTTTTCCAAGCGCTTCAACAGAGCTATTTAAATCTTGCCCCGTTGCCGCAGATAAATCAGCAGCTGCTTTAACTAACGCTTTTGATTGCTCTGTACTCTTTGCGTATCTTTGAGCAAGCGCTGCCGCAGAGATAACAGCGTCATCGCTAAACCGGGTTGTTGCTTCTAATTGAGATGCAAGATCCTCAAACTGAGCAGATGTTTCTGCAGAATACCGCCCCGACAAAGCGAGCGCAGAATTTAATTTCGCAAGATTATCTTCTGACTCAACAGCTGCATCGATAACTGGAGTTAAAGCCCCAGCAACAGCGTCAAACGCTTTTCCTGCTAACTCAAATGTTGCGTTTAGCGCCGTGATTAAACTTGCGAAAGAAACGTTCTTTACCGAGTCAGATATACTGTTTAATGACTTTTCGGTTTTCTTTTGAAACGCAGCTATTTCTTTTGTGGCTTCGGCTGTTTGGGCTAATATCTCAAAGACAATCTCGTTTTGTGCCATTCCTTAGCGCCTTCTTTTGCTCGACTTCTTTATGTCCTCAGATTCCAACCGTGAAAATTCAGAGGCTATCAATGTTAAATATTCTACCTCAAAATCAGTTAATTCAGAACTATCAAACCTATAACCAAGTTTTGATAGCGAGCGCTTCGTTGTATATTCCCACACAAGCGGTGCTGCGTCATTCTGTGACTTAATCCCATCAAACGCCCATCTGACTTGCTGTTTGATTTGGGATCTTAAGACTTTCCCAGCTTAATACCTTGAACGACAACAACTCCGACTTCAGATAAAAGTTCTAGCCCAACATCATAAAACCCGATGTCATCTTTATTTGTGAATTTTGTTCCGCTTGGAATGTGCGTTATGTCGCAAGAAACAATGTACTTGTTTGCGGCATCAACTAAAATCATCGCTACATCAACACCCTTAACAGAAGACGATTCAATTTCGCCTTGCCCCGAATTGCTAAACTGGATTTGCTTATTAAGTGCCAAACGCTCAGACGCGTTTGGAACATTAATCATAACATACCCAGACCAAACCGCTTCCCGCCCTTCTTTTGGGCTAGGGATGAATTTATATTCCATGTATTCTCCTTAAACGAAATTCAAATAAACTTCGCCAGCACCGCTTGCAACAAATGCGGTCAATGTCATTTCTAAAGTAACAAGGCCATCGCCATCACTTACTTTGAAAGAAGAAATTGTACAGGTTGGGATGTATAAACAACCCGATTTTCCTGCTTCCCAATTTCCGCCTGACTTAGACCCAAAATTATAAAGAAAGCTTGTGCTTTGATTTGTTCTAAATCTCTTGAATTTCTCAACCTCATAAGCTGAAAGAGTTGCTACAATATCAACGCTTACTGCTCGTTTAGAGATAACAGACCCACTCACGCCGCTCTCAGCGCAAATGTCCAAAATATTTGTCTTGGTGTTATCCATTGAAAAACTAATCGATTGAGCAGACAAACAAGCGGGGTCAGCGTCGCTTGAATCACCAAGCAACACCTCGTTGTATTTTGCAACAAGAGGATTACTCGAATCATACGTTCCAGTTTGTGGAGCCGTTAAAGTATAAGCGTTGTCTGATGTGTATGTCGTTGCACCAGTGTCGTCCGAAGCAGTGACGAATCCAATCTTGTCGCCGACCGTGTTCGCGGCATTTGCCCCAGTATTCCACTTAAGAGATAATGTTGCGCCAGATGTTGCGATAGTGTATTTGCCATCGCTGTCAGAATAGCTAACAGTAAATGTGTCAGCAGATCCTTGAGCATTCATCGATGTTTGAATTGCTTCTGCTAATTCTTTTGGGTCTTTGTAAAGCTTTGCAGTAACTGTTGCGACTCGATTTGTGCCATCAAAGAAATCTAACTTAGTGTCCGTGGCAGTAATGTTAACAGGGTTAAAGTAATAACTAATGCCTTCCATTTCAAACGAAGCATTTATAAGTTTTTTAGTTGTAGCATCTAAACTCATGCTCGTGATTTTATTTCCTGCAACAGCTTGAATCGCCCCACCGTTTGCTTGGTACATCCACGCGGTAAATGTCGGATGGCTCTCGCTTGGTTTATAAAGAATCGCTTTTCCTAAATTAACTCCAGAAGCGGGAGCCGCCCCGGTTGGCAACTTAAAGCCCAAAGTTAAGTCATCTCCAGAAATAGAAAGAATAGGACGAATTTTATAACCATTTGTGCCGTCTTTAATTAAAAGAGCTTCGCCCCTTTCAAACGTGGCACCTTCTCCGGTGTTAACTTTAATCACAGAAACCGTCGAAGCTGCTACAGTGTCGTACTCGGTAGAAGCAACGCTAGATGCGCCAAAAGCACCTTTAAGCAGTAACTTATTTTCTGGCTCAGATCCTTCTACCCCAGAATGTTTAACATAATGGTCAACGCTCGCAGTAGGGGCTTCAATACCCTGGATGCTTTTTGCAGATCCGATTGATCCGGTTAGTTCTGCGCTCTCTAGCGTTTCAAACGCAGGAGCCATATCGAATCCCTCTTGAAGAGCGACATATTGTGATGCAGCAGTTGGGAGAACCGGCGTTCCCTCTGTAACCTCAGCGACCACCGCCATAACCGATTTATTTGTTTGAAATGCCATGTTCTCTTTCTCCTTAAGAAATATCTTCTAAGTATTCTAGTTCAAAATTCGTTATAAGACTATAAAACGGTTTATCAGACGTAAAGACAAATTGAATCCCACCGTCACTTTGCCACTCAGATCGAGTCACAACATTTGAAACACCTAATGTAGGATCTGCCTCTAAATCTTTAATCACCAAATACTGATCCTCCAAAAGCTGCTTTTCAACAGATTCTTTTGCAGACCTATTTAATTCAGAAGCATAAAACTTTCGAGTTAACACCAAAGCAATGCCGCGACGCACAGAAAGCTTGCAAGACAAATTGCGCCTAGAGTTTTCTGCCGGAAGGATTTGAATACCAAAACCCTGACGCATCGCTGTCTCTAAGTTTTCGTCTAAGGAGTATGGGTTTGATAATTCACTGTGGTTTGGCAATACTGCAACTATCCTAGCTTTGAATGCATCAAATGCGGTAGACGCCCTGCTCATTTCCTAACAATCCTTGAATCGGTGATTCTTTCGCTTTCATCAATTCTGATGTTTCCGTTTTTATCGATCTGATATGTCCACACGCTATCAAGCGCAGCAGTATAATAGTCGTGTGCCTTTTCAACCATCTCAATCCAATCCTTACCGAAAGAATTCATTATGATTTCAGCGCACCGATGAGCACAAGCTTCTTGAAATAACTCCCAATTTAAAATCTGATTTCCAGAAATCAACACGGCCTTTTGTCTTAGATCCCTAATAACGATCTGTGATGCTTCATAATGCTGTTCATTCCAATCGTTTTTAGGTTGAACGGGCCACTGCGCCTTTGTACTTGAAATAGAAATCTCGGGCCAAAATCCAGCCAAGACAGAGTCATTTGAAAACTTTTGACCAATATATTTAATTGTTGATGCAGAAAGATCGGCGGAAAATTTAAACTTAGCCCAGTATAGATCAAATATTTTTAAAGTCGTTAACCCAGTAATAGTTTCAGTGTCCTCTTGCGACCAAAGCATTTCTTTAGATTTGCTCCAAGAAATATGCCCAGATTGAGCAAGCGATTTTCCACTAACCGACGTCTCATCTACAACGTCTACCGCAGCCACCCAGCTAGAACCATTCCAAAGTTCTACACTAACGACCGATGCGTTTACGTTTGCGGTCCCAATTTCTATAAACCTGTTATTGAAAGGAAGTTCAGACCCAACATAAAAAGCATCTTCTGCAGCAACGAAAGTAAACGACGATGTGCCAGACCTAAAGTCATTTAACTCAACAGAATAATCTGTCAAAACACCATTATCTGAATAAATGATTCTGTTGTTACGATCCATTTTTCTCACCCACTTTTATAAACGCAGGAAGTCCGCTTGAAAGCTTTTCGTTAATCACAAGCTGATACATTTCTTCAGTATCAATGCTTTCTGGATCAATCCCATTAAAACTAGGATAAGGTAATGCTCGCGCCCCGTAAAGGACAACCCCATTACACACAACGCCTTGTCTAAAAAAGTTATGAATCTTTATACCGAGGCGCATTAATATACGCCTAATCCCAAAAGAGATCAGCTGTGAATACCCATAAACCTCAAGGAGTTTCTCGCTAGATAACCTAACCATTTTTTCTCTTACGTCTGTCCCTATTTTTTGTGGTCTATAAATTTCATATTCAACAAACGGGCTTTTTTCATAGATAGAAAAATCGCCATGAATAACCTGAAAATCAGATGTTTCAACTGTGTATGTTCTGGCGCCCGTCTGTTCTGCAATCATCAGGGAGTGAGACCAGCGAGATTTCATAAACCATGCGATGGCTTTAGAAATCCAATTATCTTTATGAATAACAAAAACAATGTCTCCGGGTAATAATTCAATCATCCTTGCGATCCCCATTCTATGTTTACATAAGCAGTCCCAGTTGCGTTGCCGTGGCCGCTCTTAACTTTTATCACTAAATATAATTCCGACGGTATTACGCCGTAGCCGCCAATCGTTTCAGCGTCCACTTGTCCGCGTTTATATGGAATTCTCCAGCCCATTTGTTCTTCTGGGACATCAGTATCATGATATGTTTGAATAACTGTATTAACTCCGTATCCTAAAACATTATCAACATCTACAACAGCGACTTCTAAAACCCTGTCGTCTTTGTGTTGATCAGATACCCAAAGCTCGCCACCTGATATAAACCGAACGTTATCCCCATAAGTCCCCGGAACTTTAATCGTCATAACAGCGTCGCCATTTTCATCGAAGTCCTGAGCTGCGCTGCACATCTTCAGTGTTTTATCGTTTTTCTCAAATTGTGTTGTTACTTCTGGGGGTGTCGCGCTTTTAAGGTAATCTATTTGATTTGATAACCCATCGATGTCCTCGGCGCCGTTATTTAACACAATAGAGGCTGCCATGATTGCTGCAATAACAGAGTCGTCTGACGCCCATTCAAGCCTAAGGTTGTTTGGCAGTTGCCATGATTCATCAACTGAAAACTCTTTACCCATTAGGGTTAACACCGATCCTGATATGTTTCGAATATAACAAACGCTAAACATAATTAAACCGCCTTAAAAATTAAATCGATCGCAAAGTCAGAGGCGTTATCACCCTGGTCGACATACTTTATGTCTAAAAAATCTCCAGCAACAAACGAATCTGACCAATTAAACTCATAACCGTAAGTTAAATTTCTAATCTGAAATGTTCTAAATTTTGTTGTTCCGCGCCCGTTTTTGAAAAACTCTAAATCAAAATCTACGTTCGCATTCGAATTTCCCCAAGATGCACCAATCAGCTGGAGCGATCTCGGAGCAACATAAGTCACAGTGTTTGAAAGAAGTTCGCCTTTTCCAATCCACTGACCATTACTCATAGAGCCGTTACAAGTAACGCTAACGGTATACATTAATAATCCGGTGGCAGTATTTCTCGCCTCTTCTATTGCTGTTTGTACGTTTGTTGCTGTAAAGCCATTTGATGTGTTATCAAAGCTATTTTGAGATGCTGTTCTTAATTGATTAAGCGTTCTTGCCCCAGCAGTCGGATCAGTAAATTGCATATTACTGCCAGACTTATCAACCAAATATGTGTCTAGGTTTTCAATAGCAAAACCCTTTGCAGCAATATAATCCTGCGTTGGGTTTGTTTCTGTTGGAAACGGGTCATTCTGAGTTCCACCAAGCGAGGCGTTTTCAATTTTTAGTGGCTTAACCTTATCGACCATTGATCTTTAGACTCTCACAAAAAGAAAGGGCGCGAAAGAATTTCCTCCGCGCCCACTCAATTTATTAAATACTAGATTACGCTCTGCGTCCTAGTGATTGAATTTGAATATCTAAAACGGTCGCACTTTTAGCATAGCCGATTTGTACAATCGTGTTTCCTGTTCCTGATGGGATTGAAGCAGTGTATGCACCTGCGGTGGTGTCAAGATAGTATCTTGAACCAGCGGTTAAACCAGAAAACCCAGACATTCTTCCAAATTTTCTAACACTAACGGGATTGGTTGCAGAAGCAGCAGCGTTTGCAAGTCCGATGACTTGAGCTGTTCCTGCAGCGCTCGCGCTTGCAGGGCTTACATTGTCTGCACTTGAAATGTAAACAACGTCTCGAATAGCAATGCTGGCTTCGGCAATGTAATCATCGTCAACATTGTTTGCGCTAGAAACAGTCGATTGGTCATCCCAAGCAGAACCATTCCAAATGTAAAGCTTATCGTTTGTTGAATCCCAAACCATAAACCCTTCACCCGAAGCGGTCGGTGTTGCCGACGGTGTTCCTGCCAGCGCTGGCAAACGGAATGCGTCTACTTGTCCTGCGCTGTCTGCGATAACGGGGAAAAGAACGTCGCCAGCAGTTGTCATAACATTGCTGCGCTCTTTTGCCATGATATTGTCAACGATCAAGTTTCCGGCTGTTTGATTAATTGTGCCAGTTGTTGGGTCATTAAAAACAGCGTCACTAATGTCGCTCACATCTTGATTGTTCAAATCAAGACCCGTGCTGCTAAGAACTGGGCCACCGCCTTGAACTGTGTACGAGTTCAGTGTGATGTCGTCTGCTGTTGAATTAAACTCAAGAGGTACACCGTCTGATGCAATCTTGAGCAGTTTTACTTGTGCCATTTTATGAAGCTCCTATAATTTGTTAATTTCTAAAGTAACATCGTCAATTGACGTTCCACTTAGGGACATTCCTAATTGGTTTTCTAATTCTAATTTTACGTCTTGATACGCTTTCTCCGCAAGAGACACGCCAGATTTAGATTGTTCTATTGTTGACTTAAATAGCGCGGATTTTAAACGCTCAATCTCACATTGCTTTTCTAACACAGACCATTTTTGTTCAACCGCCGAAAGTTTTGTTTTAGCATGTTGCAACTCTTCAATTTTAAGCGCCCATAAAAGATACTGCTCGCGCGTCATTTTTTTTGTTTCATTAGTTTCTGCGATTTCTTTTTTCTTTGCCATTACGCCCTCTCGATTCTTTGTCCCTTAATCACTAAAATCTTTGTCCCACTAAACGGCTGACCAACCCTCACAATAACGCTTCCAGATCCAACTGGGACGGTTGTAGTCACAAGCCCTGCAGTTGACTCACTTAAAAAATATTCTTTTGTTACATCAAGCCCAGCATAGATTGATGGAGTCACTCCAAGCACCCTGATGTTACACACTGTCGCGCTTGATTTTGATTCACAAACACCGATCAGATTTGAATTAACCAAAGAATCAGCTAACGCGTTTTGGGCAACGCCTAGCGTATCCATTCTCACGGCGGCCCCAACATAGACCGCAGCATCGCACGGTACGTTTGTCAGGAGTACATTCGCGGCAGAGGCGATCGCATTACCCGATACTGGGGTGGATGCCTCATGGAAATTACTCATGAAACCCTCTAAGCTACTTCGTCAACTGTAACCGTACCCGATCCGCTTAACATTCGCAAAAAAACTGGAATTGTCTCGGTTATTGCTACAGACTTAAAACCGCCATCCTCTATTCTAAAACCCTCAGTCGCAGGAGCTGATCCGCTGTAATTCCAAAGCACAACCCCACCATTTCCAGATATGTTTTGAACAGTAATGTTGTTTCTATCAGCAAGAGCTGTCGTGGGAGCTGGATACCATGCAGAGGCATCAATCGACAATTGTGTGATTAACCCACCAATTGTTAGTCCGCTCGCACTAAAAGACCCAGTTACAGCACCAGAAATCGGCATTGGTGCATCGGTGTCAGCAGTAACGGCTACAACAGTTTTACCGCTTGGCGTTTGCCTAAACTTTTCAAACTCCCTGCCGCCCCTATCTGCTGGCATCGTCACAGAACACCGCCGCCGCGAGATTTAATTGGGTAATACCAAAGCACCCATGTCTTTTCATAAACATCATAGTTTATTGAAATTATTTTACAGCAGCCGCCGTTTGCAGAGTTAACAACGAGAAGCTTTTTAATTAAAAGCGACTTGTCTCGATCTTCAATAAACTCTGGAACTAATAAAGATTCTCTTGCCATAAATTAAAAGGGCGAGACATTTCTGCCTCGCCCAAAAGTATTACACAGGTTTTAACCTATGCAAGAACTTATTATGCAGTTCCTAATAGAACTTGGCGTTTGCCGCTGTCTAAAGTCTTTGAACCATAGATGTGGTCAACGCTGTAACGCATTGCTAAATTAGGAACGTCCTCGAATGTTTTCACACGAGGCATGAGTTGATGTCCAAAAGCTTGGCAGCTTTTATGGAAAAACATCGACTTAAGAGATTCAGCAAGTGGGCTCATGTAGATGTCAAATCCGAATAGTTTACCAATGCGACCATTGCGTAAACCCTCAGAGCTTCCGCTTTCGTCAATTCTGACAAATTCAGAAATGGCTAAAAGGGCAGCCTCTTGGTCAGGGGCGATCACAGCAAATCGTGAATCCATTGGCACTTTTGCTTCATTGAGAAGTTGGCGAGCCAAAAGAATATCTGCTTTAGCTAACGATGCGCCAGCATAAGCACGTTTGTGGTCAGGAGCTGCAGTAGAAACACCGGCTTCTAGAGTATCTAAAATGTATTGGTCCATATCAACAGCCAAGTCTTTACCAACTTGAGCGATATAAGCTTGCGATACATTGACCTTGGACTGAATTTCTGCGATATCTTCCAGCAAAAATTGGACGACTTTATGCTGATTAAGCAATAAAGAGTCGGTGCTGAATGCGTTGACTTGTGCATCAACCGCCACGTTCTCAGCTTTGGTGTTAACCGTGAAGTTTCCAAAGCGTGGGATTTTAATCGTGTCGATGCCGGGGCCAGCAGGATATGCTGTCACGAGCGGAGGCATGATAGCCTCAGCGGTTAATACTTGTTGAACGTCCATCGAGACTAGCTGCTCAATGGTTGGGCTGACTTCCGTCAAACCGCTTAGTGCGTCTGCCATTGTAGTATTCCTTTACTTATTTTTGAGCAGCTTGGCGTAATATTCAGCTTTTTGTGATGCTGGCAATTTTCCAATCTGTTCAAGCGTTAATTGTTTTTTTTCAACCGATCCACCCGGAGCGGCTGCGTTTACCACAGCAGCATTGGCCGCAGATTTAAACAAATAAGAACGGGCTTTTTTGGCTTCTTCGATAAATGCGTCTACGCCGTAAACCTTTTCGTTCTCATCGTCATACTGCAAAAGCTCTTTATTGCCGAGTACCAGTAATGCATCTGAATCAACACAGCCAGCCTTCGCAGCCATCGATTCAATGCTATTTTTGATCACATCAGCCTTTCGTCTTTTTGCCAACTCAGCAACACGTTGAGCTTCTGCTTCATAAAGAGCTTTGTAGTCGCCCTTTTTTTCTGCTTCTGCTTTAAGTTGTTGCTCGTATTGTTGAGCCTTCGCCTTCCATTCTTTAGACTCTTTTAGTAACCGTTCGTTTACTTCAGAGGCTTGTTCTTTGGTTGGTTGAGCTGCTGCCGCAGGATTGACATTCGTCGGTTCTGCGCTTGGTGCGTTCGCACTCACTTGATCTGCCATGATTAACTCTCTCCTTAAGTCTAATTCACTTCTTTAATTTTGTAAAAGCTGCGTTAATCGCAGCCCTATAATACTCTCGCACGATGTTTTGTAATCTTACAGCAATAACTTCATTGTTAGCAGGAATGATAGGACGCGGCGCAGGAGAATATTCTCTATGACCCTTTTCTTTTAAAAGATTTTTTTCACCCGTTAGCTTAATGGTTGATTTATATCCAAGCGAGTTATCGTGCTTTGCCTCAGCAACAAGAGAATCTAAAAACTCTCCACTCAATTTAAGATTAACAGGACGCACTGCTTTGCTTGGATATTCTTTTTGAACCGAATAAGGATAACCCTGTTTTTTCTTTAAATCTTTTTTGCTTTTTAGCTTTGATGTGCCAGATTGTCTTTGTGCAGAATAAGCACCAAACCGACCGCGACCCTCGATCGGTGATATTCCTTTTGAAATCATGTCGAGCATTTCTTTAAGCGCAGCTTTTGCTCCGTTTGTTGCACTGTTTCTATCTATTGGTTTTTTAAGCGCGTCTGTTATTTTTTTAGCCACCGTTGATAGTGCGATCTTATTAATCTTTGATCTTAGATTCATGGTAGATCGTCGATCTCATCTTTAACTATTTGTTTAATCCCATCTAAAATATCCCTTTTAAAAGTCTCGCCGTCTTTTGCTTTTGGGATAAACCTTCGGGTTGGAAGGTTAGAGTCACCCGAATGGTTGTTATGTCCGTCAGCTTTTCCCATTTGATCTGAATCAACAGTAAGAACAAGCGCAGACCCGTTCCCCACAACCTTAACGCTATCTAAAAGCGCGCCCGTGTTTTCGAGATTAGCTTTAGTGTTGCCAACTAAATCTTTTTTTTCTTCAGTATATTCAGACTTTTTTGAAAGAGCCTTAAACGCACCTCGCCCACTAACGGGGCTTTCTTCGTCCGCAACGTAACTCAATACTGATTCTTTAACGTAGTCAGCCACCTTAGATAAAATATCGTCTAGTGCTCGTTTGGGCACATCTGATTTTTTAACACCAGCGATCTTTAGTGGATCGAACTTATACTCAACCTTCTTCGCCATTTTCGCCCATCATAGACGCGACTTCGTTTTGCTTTTGATTATTTTCTTCTGGTAACTCTTTAGGCATTGCTGACATTGCTTGTTGCAACTGACCCTCTGACTCTGCGTCGATCTGTTTTAATTTCTCAATAACCTGATCATCCGTCATTTCTGGATTTAGCTTTTTAAGTGCGTCCGCTCGTGTTATCAATCCCTCTGCCCTCAAATCTTTAATTAAAGCGACCTGTTCTTGCTCGCTTTGTAATGGTTTGGCGTCAGCATAGATTATTTGAATTTCAAACTCTTCTGAGAATTTTCCAAGAACCTTAGCATCTTCATCTAGTGCTCCAACGTCATATAAATAATTGTGCCATTTTTGGATAACGTCCCACTGATCAAGCTCGGCAGCCATCATTGCTGGTTTGTCTGATTCAATTGCCTCGAGGTTGTCTGACATCGCAATGAGCGCATGAAACCCTGATGTAAAGCTTTGTGTTGAACCAGATCCCCCAATAGAGTTTGGGTCCATTTCATTTGTGGTGAGCAACAAACCTAAAAGATCCATTAAAAGATTCTTGTACTGATCGAGCGGACTTTGTGCTTGCACATAAGAAATCGATGGCGTCACGCCGTCTGGCTTAGCTCTTAGCCAAACCGCGCGGTTGATTCCTACGTTGATTTTTTTTGGCTCTTCTTCTGATACAACCGTTAAAAGAGAAAACCCTTGGTGTTTCGAAATGGTCAGCAAGTCAGACCAACCAAGCTGAATCGCCATCGTCAAGTCAATGATATCTTCACCTTGTGTCGCCCATGATTCGTTATCTCGGTCTTTTGTTACGTTAACGACGGGCTTTCTCATGATTGGGTTTAGCCATTGTTCTGTGCCCATTTTAGGATTTAACAACAGCTTGTTTCCATCTTTATCTAGGGTGAAATGTTCGACATCGCTCCAATAAATATGTTGATTCGCTTCTTGATCAGTATCAATCTCATTTGACGCGATTTTATCCCCACTAGATTTAAAACCCTTTTGTAGACTAAAGTTTTCTTGTCCGCTCGCAGGAGGGACGCCTTCAAGCGGCGTCATTGAATCTCCACGAACAAACGCGCTGTAAACAAATGCATCGATCTTCGACTGATTTAAACTATTGGCTTTAACCGAATAAAGGTATGGAGGAACAACCACAGATTCTAGTCCATCGGGGCCGGGTCGTGTGTAGATTGTGCAATTTGAAAACAAATTATAATAACGGTTAACCTTTTGCATGAGTACATTTAAGTCTAACTCTTCAACGTAATAATCAACCAGGGCTTGATCTTTGGGGTTCGTTGTCTTTCTTGTTGGCGCTTTTTTATATACACGCGATCGTTTTGATACAATTTTTTTAAGCAGGTTAACTGGGGCTAGTCGCATTTCATCGAGCGCTTCCTTTCCAAACTCTCTTGTGATCTGCTCAATTAAAAATTTACGCCCACCGTCTTTAAAAATATCATGACGGCGTTTCATTAATATTCGACGATTATTTTCTTCTTGTCCGTTTATTTCTTTTACAATTTGCTTTAATTCTTCATCTGTCATTAACGCCATGAATCTATTCTCCAGCGATCAAGGTTAGCAAGTTCATCCTTGGTTCTATTATAGTCTAATCGATTTACAAAGAAGTACCTAAGTCCGTCGACACAGTCGTCATCTTTTTTAACTGGGTTCTCGTTTTGTATAACGCCATTTTTTTCAGGATAAGCATAATTTCTAAGTCCGTCTATAAGATTGGGGCACTTTATCTCATCCACAAAAAATCTACGCTGCCCTAAGCCATTTTTAATATAAGACCGAACTATTGGGATACCGTAATTGATTGCACTAGACCGATACTTAAAATGAATGTTTCTTGGTGCTTCTGAAAACCAACGCACATTAGATTTTCCAGTTTGTTCTCGCTCTTGCGTTCCTGCGATGTCGCAATACCAATTATTAATCTGGTATCCTTTCGATTTAATCCTGTCCCACAACTGTTCAATGGTGATTTTTGAGCCAACGATTTCATCAAAACAATAAACGCGGTCGGTCTTTTTATCATATTGAAAAAACAAACACGCCATTTTGTGAGCAAAGCCCCAATCGATGCTCACAGATGTTTCTATACTTGGATCGTATTGGTATCCCTTAATTATGTTAGCGTCGTCGAAATCGTCATAAACCTGATATGAACTTTGAACATCCCAAGATAGCTCAAACATTTGACGAAATGTTTTTGGATCGAGCGTTTCTTTTAATCGCGTGATTTCGTCTTTAGGAAAATACGGATTCTCTAGAGTAGACCACTCAAAAAACGCTGAGTCGGCTAGTGGTTTTTGTTTGAAGTGCTTATAAACCCAATGTGATTTTGGATTTGTGTATTGAGTACCTAATGACCCAGTAACCCAAATTCTGCCCTGAGTATCAGAAACTCGCGCAAGTGCTTCTAAAAATATTTGTTCTCTGAGTTGGAATACCTCATCCATCCAAATCCAATTAGCTTTTATTCCTTCGAGTCGTGCCGGATGTTCGCCAGATATCCCATAAACGATTGCTCCGTTGTGCCAATAAATCTCATTGAATGATTTGTGAATCATTGGTTTAAATGGTTTTGAATAGCTTAGAAATTTCTCAAAAGATAATCGCCTAAGCATATCCGTTGTTGGGGCGATAATAACTCCGGTATAACGGTCAACCCCGTCGTCTTTGAATCCTATTTTTCCCTCTGAAAAAATGATTGATTCAATCGCGCCGCACTCCGTTTTCCCACCGCGTCGACCTGAAAAAACCCCTCTTATTCTGTGTGTGTCCTTGTGGAAAAGGGCTTGCTTTGCGTGAGCCCTGTAAATCATTTGTGATCTTTTAGATAGCCACGTTTTTTCAACTGCTCAGTAACGTAATGATCAACCCAAGAGTTTAAAGAATTAATCAAATGTGTTTTTGTATAATTTGTCCATCTAAGTTGACCGAGTTTTTCTTCGATTACTTCTGCAAGTTTTCTAATGTCGTCGGGGTGGCTAACTATTTTTTGTAGTCCTTTGTATTCTGGCCAAACGTAAGCGATTCTTTCTTTGATGAAAGACCTAATCTTTTTTTTGTCCATTTGATTCTATTCCGCTTAAATCAATTACTAATTTGCTTGGCGCTTCTGGGTCTGATGAATGCTCAATTCTATCGCGCATTCCTAGCCAGTTTTTAGACAACCAAATCTGTGCCTGAATATTTCCTTTTTCAATAGCACTTTTAAACATGGCTCGGCGCAGCGACATTTTACCAGTATCACGGCCCTCGCGAATAACGTCCGCGAAACGGCGTTCCAAAAGGTCTACAGAACACTTTAGAATTGATGCCATTTCTTCCATTGTGCAACCTATGGCAGCCATATTTTTAACTTGATGTGTGTCGATTATTTTTTTCGGCCTAGCCATTTTTAGTCTTTTCTTGGAGCGCATCGGTCGGAATTGCACCGCCCTCTTCTGGTTGGAAACCAGACGCAACGTTACCTTTGCTTGATGCGCGCTTTGGATAAGGTTTAGATAAATGTAAAATCTTTTTTCGAGTATCGTCGTCTAGTGGCATTAGATAGCGGTGTTTGCCTTCCTGTTCGATAATTGTGCATTGACTTGGCTTTATCGTTTTTCTAATGTTGCCTTGTTGAACCTTAAACCCTTTCTCGCTAACTTGTCTCGAATGCCACACTCTGCCTGACTTATCGACGTATTTTTTGGTTTTATTGGTTTTTCCAGTGTAAACCCAATTCGTAGCCTGATATATCCCACCGTGATGTCCCTCATTTGGATCAGCGAAACTAACTATAATCTTTAATTGTGGTTCTTTTTTCTTAAGTAGTTTTATTGCTATCGCTAAAAACTTAGATGTCTTTTGTTTGTGGTTTTTTAAAGCAACACGAGTAAGCTCACAACCCTCTGTTTGCTTTAAGCCATAAGGTTTTAAAAGATTGCTCGATGCGCCTCTGCTGAATATAATAACGCCAATAAATTTTTCACCTTCTGTTACTCCATAAGATATGGTTGGTGGAACTGGAACAGATTTAGAATAGTGCCAATTAATACAAGCCAGCTTAGTGGTGCTGTGATCAACTAGTTTTAGTTTCGTTTGCATTGAATTGTTCGCCACAGTTTGGACATTGGACTATTTTATCTGCTAGCTTACTCAAACTAGATGCATCTTCTTGTTCTATTTCTGTTGGCTTAAAATCTAATGAGAATGATTTAATCCCAAGTAAATCAATATCGAAGTCTGGCCCAAGCTCACCTATATCTGAGTTTATTCCAGACAAATCTAGTTCTGCCCAAGATGCGATTGAGTTGTCGGCAGTTAAATCTGCGTATTCTTGATCGTCTGATTCATAATCTTGGAAACTGACCGGGACTTCTGTCCATCCGTTTTTAATAGCAGCAGCTAAGCGCCCGTGGCCGGATGTAATAAACCCAGATTGATTTGAAACCTTAATTGGGTATCGCCAGCCTTGATATTCTAATATTTTTGCAAGGCGCGAGATTTGCTCGTCGGAGTGGTTATTCCGATTTTTAGGATGTGGCTTTAATTCTTTTGTCTGAACCATTCGGTCAAACAAGCAGTGAATCTTCATTCGCCCTTATAAAATATTAAACTATTTTAACAATCAAGTAAAATATGGCGCTCGTGGTGAGATTCGAACTCACAAAAGTCTTTCTTGCGTCCAAGCCAAACTAATTTTGCCGATTAAATTACACAAGCTCTTCGATTTTAACAAAGAAGTGGTCATGATCAGCCCATTCTTTTTTCACCGTGAACTCAGAAATTTGTGAGTCAAAAACACAACACCCTGCAGCGCATCAGCAATCGCCTTGACGCAGTTGTCCGCGTCGGGTCTTGGTGGGTATTTGAACTTTGTAGACCTTGGTCTGGCAAAAAAAAGCCCGTAATACGCGCGCAATTGACCAGAGCGGGGCGTTAAACCGCCTGCTTGTAGTTTTGCGTATTCTTTTACTGATCGTTCGAATTTGGCCGATTCTGGGTCTTTGTACGAAAACCCGTTTTTCCTAAATTTTGTTGATTTTCTTGGCACTGCGCGAAATGGGAATTCAAATTTCATCGTTTGGTGGTTCATCGGGTGGCTCGTGGCATCTGCACGGACATGGGGTGAAATCCTTATTTTTTAGAATCCACTCTTTTTGAACTCCGTAGCGATCCGCGACGCAGCTGAGTGGGTCCATTTCCTTGCACAGGCACTTTACTGGTTTTTCTATCCCGTTTCGATAATGTTTCGTCAATTTCCGCATAGTGACAGACGCAAGCGCATTCATCAACGCTTGTCATCGCCTCCAATGGGATTCGATATTTTTTTGATCCACATTCAATCGCTTCACTTGCTCTGCACCCACAACGCATTGATGACATGATCTTAGAGTTTCTTTTTTTTAACAATTAAATTTATTTTCCAGTATACAAATAAATGGTAAATCACTATGCATGCCTAATGATTGTCTCGTGTTCTGTTTGCAAAAAACAATACATAAAAATTAAAACCGAAATTAGAAAGTCTAGAAAAGAATGGTGGTACGTCGGATCAGACGGGAAAAGACTACATGGCGCTAAATGTTTTCAGTGCCACAGAAATTGTGTAAACGCTAGAATCCGAAGGTTGGGCCGGGGCAAGGTAAAAGAATACGAAAAAACAAAAAAGGGTTTTCTAGTTAGAAAATACAGAAACATGCTTTCAAGGGTTCTTGGGATACAGAAACGTAAAAAGCATTTGTATTTTGGTAAAGAAATTCTAAGCAAAGAAAGCTTCTATGCATGGGCAGACAACCATAAAGAGTTTCATTTTCTTTTTTTTAATTGGACCAAATCTCAATACGATCGCAGATTGTGCCCAACCGTGGACAGAATAAACCCTGAGATTGGATATGTTATTTCCAACATGCGGTGGCTAACGCATTCAGAAAATTCTGCTCTAAGCGGAAGATGGCGCGGCTATAAATCTGGGACCGCATGAATCTATTACGCCAATTCCATTAATCCAGTGATCGATGTTTTTTGGAGTATAAGAAAGTGGGATGCTCTTTGGATCGCCGAGGTATCCGGCATTTAGTTCCCATATTACCCTTCCGCTAATTAATTTTTTATAGGCTACATTTCCGACGTGGAGGTGTCCCAATACAACACACCGTTGAACTTCTTTCATGTAGTCGCCGTGTTTGAGCCTGTGTCCGTGTGTTATTTCAATCCCGTTTATAAGCAAAACTTCTCTTGGATCATAGACTGATTCAACGCCGTCAAACGTAAACCATTTTTTTATGTCTATAAACGGCTCTAGCTCTGGCGCCTGAGACATGACCTGTCTCATAACGCGGCTTGACGGGTCGTGGTTACCAGCAATCTGAATACACCTCGCCGCTGGAACAATTCTTTTGATAGATTTCCACATCTCAGTGGCGCCAGTGAACGCTGCATTTAATTCCTCTTGTGGGTTGTATATACACTTTGTTTTAGGAAACTTTGACCAGCTAAAGCTGTCCATGAGATCCCCCGCTTGTATAACAACATCCGGTTTTAGTTTCTCAATCATTGCATATGCCCACATAAGTGCATCATGATTAACCCACGGAAAGTGAGTATCCCCTAAAACAACTATACAAAAATCATCTTGGATATTTAACTTTCTCGGGAGCGGCATTCCTTTTTTTAAATCGTCTGCAAGATTTCTAACAAAGCTGTTTTTTATTTGCTCGCGTCTAATCTTTGACGACGACTCTCGATTTACTTCAAGCCCTGCTGCGTGGACCATAAAGGTGAATCCACCAAATAATCTATCTTGTTCTCTGCGTGGAAGTTTTGACAGCTCATGAAATTCGTCTCGAGTTGGTGTTCTACCAAGTTCTAGCGCAACTCTCTTTAGTTCTGAGATGAATTCGTGTTGTCTGTCTTTTGACACTCACTAGAAGTGTGTTGTGTTTTTATTGTGCTGTCAATTTTTTGAGGATGACCCTCATCCGTGAAGGTCAGAGCCTCTAGGAGTAACAAGATGATTGCCTCAGAATCGGAAGTTCTTAAGTAGGCCAACTAACCGAATCCACGACACGTCAATGGTACTAGAATTTGATTTACAATCAATGACGAAATCATAAGCAGCGTCTGCAATAAGTGTTAGTGTTCTAAATTTAACGAAGTTTTTTGATTTCTCGTAATAATCTAAAAGCGCTTTATTATTCTGTTTTTCTTTAATTAATGAAATTTTTAATGCTGTGTTTTCTTTTGCAAGCGTTTTAAGGCGAGAGCGCAGGGATAAAATTTCTTCGTTTTCTGTTTTGGGTTCAATCTTTTCGTTCAGATATACGATAGGCGTCCATCGTTGCTGCATTTTTATATGTCCCTGTTTTACTTGGTAGCGTTAGTTTTTGTCTCGTTGTGTTTAAATAGGTCTTCGTGTCAAAACATAAGCATCTGTCGTTTTCATATCTGCCTGTTTCATATCCAGACGCACGACAGCCGACGCGGCATTCAGCGTGTTTAATTTCAATCGGCGCAATACAAACAGCAAGAGCAAATGCTGCTGCTGCGATTGGGTTTAATTTAAATCGATCGGTTTTTTCCATGTGCCCTTCGTTTCGCAAATCTCAAATCCTGCGAGCTTTAGCCAATTAGAAACCTGAGGAAATGTTTTTGACATTGTGAGGATTCCCCTTTGGTGCCACATGGAATGGTGGCCTCCAACCCCAGAGCAAAGCGGCATTAGATTTTCTGGCTCATCTTCGCCCCCTGCGCCCCTGCTTATGACGTGATGTGCGTCGTTTGGTGCGGTTTTTCCACAAATTAAACACGGCTGATTTCTTACAAATTTAATTAACTCAGGATTTCTTATTCGTGCTTCTTTAACGCCAGCCATAATTTAATTGTCTCATAGATCAAGCCCGAGAATAATCCCCATACAAAACCCGAGAGCAAAACCGAGAATGAGCGCATCACTCGGCGCCAAGTTCACCCATAGGATTCTTTTTCGTCCTTGCATCTTTCTCTGCGCCCAAAGAAACAAACAGCGCAAGCAATGAAATCGATTGTTCTGGGTTTGGTAACGCTTCAAATAGCTCAATGCCGAGCGCTGTGATTATTTTCTTTACTGTCTTTGGTTGACACTTAGTTTGCTTTGCAATTTTTTCAGATAAATCTTTTAGCTGCTTCACTACTCAAGTGTGAGCTTAGATACTTTTCGTGACAAGGCCTTCCTGCATCTCGAGCAGCGAGTCGTCCCATTTGTCGCATCAAAGCGGAAGGATTTACCACATCTTGAACATTCTTTAATTCGGCATGGCGCACAAATTTGATGCCGATTGCCTGTGAGTTTTTTACACATTGGTCCTGAGACTATACATTTTGCGCATTGTTCCAAACTCACTCCTCAATCTGTTCTGTGTGAATCGTCTTTAAAAAATCCAAAGAAATAGCAGATGCTTTCAATTCAATTGTTTTCTTTTCTTCTAGTGTAGAAAATTCAATGCGAGATAATAGCGCGGCCAGTTCTCTTACTTGCGCAAAATAAATGTTTTTATTGCTTTCAGAAACCTCCGTACAAATCGTTTGCCATCCACCAAATCTTTTTACGACTTCCCAACCAACAGGGCCAATCATTTCTTTTGCTGCGTTTAAATTATTCCAACCGTGTTTTGAAATAGCTGAAAAAATTATTGACGCTAAAGAAACGCCTGAATCTGTACTTTCTTTGGGTGGTAATATTTTTTCTCTTATCTGGCCAGCAAGAGGAAAAAATGGGTTGCTTGATTTTCTCCACAACTCAAACTCTTTAGCTATTCTATCAAAAGGTAAATCAGAAAGATCTTCTACCATCATTATCAAAACGACTTCATTGATTGGTCTTTGATAATATGCTGCTGTGCTAATTATTATTTTTTTTAAATCATCAATTTCTTTTGTTGTCATAATTCCCCTTTTTCTACTTTGTCTAAAAGTTTTCTATATTGATCTTGCTTCTCAAAATTTTTTACATCTGAAGATGTAACTGCGCTCCCTCGTTTCCATTGCGTGTGTAAACTTTCTGCTTTAGCCAAACAAAGACCAACAGGGTGTTGGTCTCTTAAAAAATACCCGTCGTTATGTAAAACATAAAATTCAACAACTGGAATTGCGTCTACACCAAGGCGATCTCCTAACGCCTTGCACTGAGAGTTTACAGTTTTATTCCTTACCGGATCTGTCCCGTATCTTTTTGAATATGCTCTTTTATAAGAATCAAAAATTAATGACCCTAGTGTTTGGTTGCCCGACGAGAGTTTTTTTTGCTCGTCGGAAGCACAGGAAGAGGTTGAGTTAGAGTTAAGAGTAAGAGAAGGAGAAGGAGAAAGAGTAAGAGGATTTCGTACGTTATCGGTCGTTAACGGTCGATTTCGGTCGACACTTTTTTTCTTCAATGATTTCGCGTGTGATTTTTTACCTGCGTCGCTGCGCTGCAACAACCATTTGAACTGTTCATCAGCCCCAGAAACTCGAATTTTACCGTTTTCGAGTTTTGCGAGCCCAACCTCGATAACAGCGTCTGGAACCTTGTGTTTTTGCCATTCTTCTATCGGGACTAATCGGTCGTTAGAAAGATACCATTTTTGGGCCAAAGACCACGCCTCGACTAACGCCCCGATAGCAGCAACGCGACTTCCCAAAAGTAAAATCAGATCACTAAACCTTGGATCCTTATATATAGAATCCTCAATATTTATACGCGACAAAATATCCCCCTTGTTTTTTTAAAATTTAACTGTAAGTGTTTAATTACTCTTTGCGAGTGTAACGTTACGATGACGGGGCAGAGATTTCAAGATCGAACCCCGTCAACCAAATCTTAATAATCTTTAATAATTGATTGTTTGATTACTGTCTTGGTTTTTTTTAAACAACTAAAATGGACTATTTAGATCAAAGAGAAATGCGAGCGGCGTTTGCACCTTATCGCGACCCAAATGGGTTTGTTCAACCAAGGATTTATCCAGATTCAGCAGCAAGCCAAAACGGGCTTTTGTACACATCAGAATACTATTCTTTATTGGCACTTCATTGCGTTTCTAACGAGGCCGATCGCATAGAATTCGAATCAATGGTTGATAAGTGTTCTGTGCTGCCGGGGCTTTTGAAACGAAACCACGGGCCAGATCAACAAGGAATTGATGATTACATTGGCGTTCTTTTGGCTGCCATGCTTTTGAAATCGGAAAAAGTAATTCGAAATATCTCAGATTATGGAAACAAACATTTCTATTTTTATAACAATGTAAGGCCGGGGTCTTTATTGAACGAAGTAGGAAAATTAAATCTCTCTGCGTGTTTCTTTAGGTTTATTCCCTTTGTTGCTTGTCTTAAGGTTTTAGCCGGAGAAAAAACAAAACTCGCTTGGCTTGCAAATGAAATATTGAAACGATTCGAACCGACCACACAGGACGGACATATTTTATTTAATTATCAATCTATGATTTTGAATCACAGATATTTAACACTCGACCATTTGAGAATGGGGATGAAAACAGCCATGCTGTTTAGAGAGTTGAATTTTAATAACAAAGACCACCCGCTGGCAGTTTGGGGAGAAAAATTATGAGCGATTATAGGTTTGAAAACGGGACAACTTACAAAAACGATGAAACAAAAATGAATCATAAACAATGGGCGTGGGAATTTTTTCAAGATTCACTCGCTAAGTTCGTACCCGATAGAAAAGACTTACAAGGATGGGAGTCAGAGATGTTTCGCGGTGGGTTTATGAAAGCGGTGGAACTTTTGAGGAGTGAGGAAGCATTCAAAGAACAAAAAAGAACCGCTAAACTAGGATTCAGCTATTATTGCACTGGATGGGCGGTCTATCTCGAAAAACTTTTAGAGGAGTGATGGCGGATAATGGTGGATAAGTGATGTCTAGTCCAAGCGCAGGTGAGTTAATGGAAATCGAGATTGAATACTGGAAATCAAAGTACACCGACCTCCGCTCCGCAATCGAGTTTGTCTTGAGTAAAGGCATGGTGACTGTTACAGATGCGCACGATAAAGTAGCGTTGGATAATTTGATGAATCTTTTGAAAGAGGAGAAATGAAAATGGAAACGAAAATTAATGAAATAACTATAAAAGGTAAAGTGTATGTCGAGAAAGGACTAGAGAATATTCTCGCAGCAAAACGGGATGGCATGAAGTATGTTA